TCTGTCACAGTGGATGTGAAGTCAGGTGACAAGGATACAGATGATCTGATCAGTGGGATCATGACAGCTCTCAATAAGTTCATGCTGGCTAAGGTCAAAGCTGATATCAAGAAGGCTTTTGACCAGGCTGAGAAGGAAGTCATGGATCTGAGACAGAGAGTCAAGGAAGGAATGGCTGTAGCAAAGGAAAATAATGAGAGACTAATTATCAAGTATGGATCAGTAGAGAAGGCTATGGAAGATCCAACATGGAGCGATATAGGACGCTCTGAGGGAGACAAGCTCCATATCAAGAAGGCTGAGCCTATCAAGGCTCTGATCAGGAAGTATAGTAGGGACTTTGATGGGACTCTCTCAGATACTGAGGTGCTGGGAGTCCTGAGCACTAAGACAGTGAAGATCCCCACTAAGAAGAGATCTGGGAAGGTGGAAGAGAGAGAGATCTCAGCTAAGCTCTCCAGAAATACTCTGTACAAGTACAAGAAGCAAATGAGAGAAGAGGTGTGATGAATGGAAGAGAAGAAGATATCATTCATAGAGCATGAGCTCATGATGGCTAAGGCTGAGAGGACTCAGAGAAGGCTCTGGATAGCCACTCTGGTCATGATAGGGCTACTGGCTGGAAGCAATATAGCATGGATCATTCACTTTTTTGGATGAGCTGGAGAGACTGAGGATCAGGGATGGTCTTCAGTCTTTTTTATGGACAAAATGAGGGGGCTGTGATATATTGTAGACATGAAATCATGAAATCATGAAATCAAGTAATCAGGAAGGATGGTGACAGAATGAGATCCAAAGCTCAGGAAGATATCACTCTGTATCTCACTCAGCTGGGCTATGATCCAGACACTACATATCTCAGATATGAAGGTGATGGATCAGTCACTGTAGAGACTCCAGATGGCTCTCAGAAGCTCACAGTCAATATCTATGAGGATATCATGGAGATCCAGCCAGACGGATCTAAGAAGATCATAGCTGAGTCTGATCTCCCTCATGATATGGATAAGGTGGGGAGACAGAGGGCTCACAGCTGGACACTGAAGGAAGGGGATACTGTATGAAGACAATCACTCTATCAAATCAAAAAGGTGGAGTCGCAAAGACTACCACTTCTGGAGCTCTGGCTTCAGGACTATCAAAGAAGGGCTATAAGGTCATAGCTGTGGATCTTGATCCTCAGTGCAATCTCTCTCTGGGAGCTGGGGCTGATATCCTCAATATGGATCAGACTCTCTATGATGTATTCAAGGGCTCAGCTGAGCTCCCTGATCTGATCCAGAAGACTGAGCTGGGCTATGATCTGATCACTGGGGGTCTGACTCTGGCTGGAGCTGACATGGACTTCACTCAGACTGGGAGAGAGTTCATGCTGAAGGAAGCTCTGGACACTGTGAAGGCTGACTATGACTTCTGTATCATTGACACTCCACCTACTCTGGGGATCTTGACTGTCAACGCTCTCACAGCTTCTGACAGTGTGATCATACCACTCACAGCTGATCTGTACTCCATTCAGGGACTCTCTCAGCTCAATCTACTGATCCAGAGGGTCAGGAAGTACAGCAACAAGGGACTGAGGATCTCTGGGCTTCTCATAACCAGACATGATGAGAGGACGAATGTGAGCAAGGCTCTAATGGATCAGATCACTCAGACAGCTGAGAAGCTGGGGACTAAGGTCTTCAGTCAGCCTATCAGAAATAGTGTGGCTGTCAGGGAGAGTCAGGTCATGAGGTCTGATCTCTTCACTGAAGCTCCAAAAGCTAACGCTACAGTAGACTATCAGTCATTTATAGATGAGTTCATGAAGGGAGAGAGTGAAGATGGCAAGTAAGAAAATGGATAGCATGAAGAAGGCTGGAGCTGTGATGGATGGCTTCTTCTCTGGAGCTGATCAGGCTGATCCTGAAGAGAAGGAAGAGATCAAGGTGGTATTCAAGGGATCTGGGAAGAGAGAGATTCCAGTCTCTACACCTGATTTTAAGCCAGCTATGAGTATCAAAATGGATGAGAAGAAGCCAGCTAAGGGAAGATCTAAGACAGCCAAAGAAGAGCCCTCAGAGAGCCCTCAGAAGGCTCAGGAAGGCAAGAAGCCAAGAGTGATAGATACTCACAAGGTCTTCTCATTCAGAGCTCCCATAGAGACTGTAGACAGCTGGAGAGTGTGGGCTGAAGCTAAGGGACTGAAGGTGGATGAGCTGGGGACTCTGGCTCTGACTGAGTATATCAAGAAGCACTCTCTCACAGCGGATCAGAAGAAGATCTATGAGCTGAAGATGGCTCAAAAGAAATCATGAAATCATGTAGACATGAAATCAGAGAGAGGTGGAGCGGATGGATACAAAGAGAGATATCAGGGATCATGAAGAGCTGAAGCTCAGGTCAGTCCCAGTCAGGATCAGTGACAAGGATCTAAAGGCTCTGGCTGAGAAGTGTGGTAGATCAGGGATCACTGTACAAGAGCTCTTTGAGACTTTTGTGGGGGATCTGATCTGTGGGTCATTCTACTCTGGATCAGATGAGTCCATGTATGCTGATCAGTGGTATGACAGACATGGCTTCTCATGGATGTATGAGGATGATCTACTCCCTCACCTTCTGGGATGGGGCTCAGCTGACACTGTAGAAGACTTCCTGACAGCATGGGATGAGAGAGCCTACATGAAGGATCATCCTGAAGAGGTAGATCCAGAGGATCAGTGGTGGGAAGATGAGATCAAGGAAGCTCTGGAAGGCTTCAAGAGAGAGCCCACTGAGGATGATATCAAGACTGTGAGAGAGTGGCTGGAAGAGTTCAGAAGGCTCTCAGACAGCTCTGAAGAAGTGGGCTGATCAAATTATCAAGGAAGCTATCAGAAGGGCTCTGAGGGGCTCTCAGGTGGCTCAGAAGGGGTAGTCTTGACACTTGCTCAGGCTATCCCTTATAATGGCTCAAAAAGGTGTCACAAATCTATTGATAATAATACGTGCCCTATGGCTATGGGGCTGTAGAGAGGATGAGTGAGGGATATGTTAGAGGATGTTCTGAGAGAGTGGGGAGCTGAAGAGGTGACAGCTATGGAAGTCTACTCTGATATCTTCAGTCTGGGTGATGGGCTGATCCAGAGAGAAGGTGAAGAGGTGGAGACCAGAAATAGGAAGAGCAATCCTCTGGGCTACTGGAAGAATGAGTCAGCTGAAAAGGGTCACTTCAGGATCATGTTTGATGATACTTTTGAGAAGACGCTGGAAGAGCTCCAGAAGGCTGACTTTGCTATCCTGAATGGTATCACCTATTTTGGAAGGAAGAACCTTCAAGCCAGTGCTAACAAGATGTATGCTCTGATCTTTGATCTGGATGGAGTGACAGATAGCACTCTCAATAATTTTATGAGTGGGGCTATCAGGGCTGAAGCGTATCCAGTCCCTCAGTACATAGCTCTGTCAGGTCATGGAGTCCATCTGTACTATGTGTTTGAAGAGCCACTCCCACTGTATCCTCATATCAAGATCCAGCTGAAGAGCCTGAAGTATGCTCTGACTGAGAAGATGTGGAATGGATATACCAGTGAGGATGAGAATATCCAGTATCAAGGGATCAATCAGGGCTTCAGGGTGATAGGTGGTAAGTCCAAAATAGAGGGAGTGAGGGTGAGAGCCTTCAGAGTCAATAATCATCCATGCTCCCTGAGTCAGCTCTGTGAGTATGTTCTCCCTGAGTACAGAGTGGATGAGAAGAAGCTGTATAAAGAGAGTAGGATGAGTCTGGAAGAAGCTAAGAAGAAGTATCCAGAGTGGTATCAGAAGAGGGTCATGGATGGAGATCAGTCAAGAGGTCACTGGACTTGTAAGAGAGATCTGTATGACTGGTGGAAGGGTCAGATCAGGATGGGGGCTACATTCCATCACAGATACTTCAATATCATGTGTCTGGCTATCTATGCTGTGAAGTCTGGGATCAGTGAAGAAGAGGTCAGCTCAGACGCTATGGAGCTGATCCCATTCATGAATAAGGTGTATCCAGATCAGGCTTTTACTGAGAAGGATGTGAAGTCAGCTCTGGAGTGCTATGATGAGAGATACTGTACCTTCCCTATAGATGAGATCAGTAAACTCTCAGGGATCTCCATACAGAAGAACAAGAGAAACTTCAGGAAGCAAGCTCTCCATCTTAAAATAGCCAGAAGCACTCTGGAGATCATGAATGAAGCTGAGGGGAAGACTCTTCAGGGAAGGAAGAAGGGATCAGGGAGCAAGGCTGATCAGGTGATCCAGTGGAGATCAGATCATCCTGAAGGGAAGAAGGCTGACTGTATCAGGGAGACTGGGCTGAGCAAGTCCACAGTCTACAGACACTGGGAGAAGACATGAAAACATGAATACATGAAATCAGAGAGGGGTCTGGGGTCTCCCCAGCCCAGAGAAGTGATGGGAAGCGTCACTTCGTACTGGGTATTATGTGCCGTATCTCACAGAGATCAGATGAGAGTCTGGTCTCTTTTTTTGTGGCTCTGGAAGCGTTTATCAGGTGGCTCAGGGTAGAAATATAGGTCAGGGCTCTCTGATAATCGCTCTCAGGGCTTCTCTTCTGAGCTGGTATAGTCAATTCTGAGTGGAGTCAGAAAGCATATAAAAAGACAGCCCTCAGAAGGACTGTCTCAGCGTCAAATTGTATCACTTTTGGTATTTTGACAGATATAGCTCAGTTTTGACTATGATAGGTCTCTGAGATCACTGGGATCATGCTGGCTACTTCTGACTGGATCAGGGAGTCCAGTATATTCCTTTTATGGGTCAGCACTCTCTGACCATCCAGATCTATCCAGAGATCATCCTGAGTGAGCTCTTTATGGGTGAGAGGTCTGTCTGATCTGGAGCGTGGCTGATATCCCTTCACTCTTTTGGTGATCAGTGAGAGCAAATACTCAGAGTTCAGGTCTTCAAGGATCAGGGAGAGGATCTGACTATAGTCTCTGGCTGGGGAAGTCTCCCAGCTCTCCCTCTGTCTCTGTATGCTGTCATGGATCTTCTCTTCAGGGATCTCTGGAGCTGACTCTCTGAGGTCTCTCTCCATCTGATCCCAGTCAGGCTCTGTCACAAGACTCCGGAGCTTCTCTATAGCCTTCTCACTGAGTCCAGTCTGATCATGGATAAACTGGAGATCATGGGTCTTACAGTCAATCCTTCCAGTCAGATAGTCCAGATCACAGTGATAGAGCTCTGTCAGATCCATAAGAGTCCCCAGTGAGGGCTCAGCTATTCCTTGCTCCCAGTTCATGACTGTCTTGATGTGGCTGGCTATTCCTTTACTTTTCAATATCTCTGTCAGCTCAGCCTGAGTGAGTCCAGCTTCCTTCCTTGCTCTTTTGAGTCCTTCCTTCAAACTGTATAATTTCATGGTGAGTCGCTCCCTTCAAATATCGGATTTTAGAAATATACTGTACATTGTTATTATACAGTAAAGGGATTAAAATGTAAATAACAAAGTAAAGAGATTAAAGAAGGGAGAGACCAGAAGTGAGAAATCTTGATATCAGAGTCATGGTCAGTGAGTCTGGGCTGAAATATACAGAGATAGCTAAGCACATGGGGATCAGTAGGGTCTGGCTGAGCAATCTCATGAGATATGATCTGACTCCAGAAAACAGAAGCAAGATCCTGAGAGCTATCAGGGAGCTGAACAAAGAGAGAGGTGGAGTGAGTGAAGAGTGAAGCTATCAAGTACCTAACTAAAGAAGGTCATAGAAGCTCACTGGCTATCTTCCCTCTGAATGGAAAATATCCAATGATCTCAAAAGAAAAAGGTGGTCATGGGTGTCATGATGCAACAAGAGACAGAGCTCAGGTGGAGTCATGGTGGTCTCAGTATCCCTCAGCAAATATAGGGATAGCCACTGGGGAGATCAATGGTCTTCTGGTCATAGATGTAGATATCAAACATGATCAGGGAAAGTATGGAGATGAGTCCCTGAAGGCTCTGGAGTCAGAGCTGGGAGAGCTCCCTCAGACATGGGTGGCTATCACTGGATCAGGTGGGCTTCACTATTACTTCAAGTATCCAGTAGGACATGAGATTAGCATATCAGCGTCACAGCTGGGAGAGGACATAGATATCAGAGCTAATGGTGGCTATGTGGTAGCTCCACCTTCAGTCCATCCTGACACTGGGAGAGCTTATGAGTGGGAGTGTGGATCAGATCCAGAAGAGACTCCACTGGCTGAGCTCCCTGAGAAGTGGCTGGAGCGTCTGGAGAAGAAGAAGGTCACTGGAGAAGCTCTGGGGGAGAGTCAGAAGAAGCTCTTTGAGATCCCTGAGACAGTCCCAGAAGGGTCAAGGAATGACACTATCTTCAGATATGGAGCAAGCCTGAGAGCTAAGTCTGTACCAGCTATCAAGACATGGGAGCTTCTCAGACAGTTCAACTCTGAGAAGTGCAGTCCACCTATATCAGAGACTGAGCTCCAGAAGATCTATGACTCAGTTATGAAGTATCAGGCTGGATCTTCAGAAGATGAAATCATGAAATCAAGAAAACAAGAAATCATGAAATCAGGTGGAGAGGATCTCAGCCAGTTCCATCACTTCAAGAATGGAGTCCCCACTTCTGTCTATGATCTCAGGATCTATGAGTATCTGTCCCAGAAGGGTGATCTCTTCATACTGGGTGGAGTTCCTTATATGTACAAGGATGGAGTCTACAGAGGGGATGTGTCTGGAGCAAATCTGAAGACAGCTATCTCTAAGCTGATCTATCCAGAGCTGGACAAGAGTTCCACTGAAGAGAGGGTCTACAGAATGTTTCTCAATAGGACTGAGCTTCAGGTCAGCTATGAAGAGATCAATCAGTATCCTCAGCACTGGATCAACTTCAGGAATGGCTTTTATGATCCAGTGGCTCAGAAGATGATCCCTCATGATCCAAAGTACAGAGCTATCAATCAGATCCCTCATGACTATGATCCCTCAGCTCAGCTGACAGGGACTGAGGTGGAGAAGTGGCTTCAGTTCATAGTCCCTGAGAAAGATGATAGAGAGATGTTGCTTCAGTATATGGGCTACTGTCTGACCAGAGACACAAGACAACAGAAGTTCATGATCCTCTATGGGTCAGGTGGCTCAGGCAAGTCCACAGTGATCAGGCTGATAGAGTCCATGATAGGGGCTGAGAATATCAGCAACATATCACTGAAAGAGCTGTCTCAGCGTTTCGCAAGCTATGGACTTCTGGGGAAGACACTCAACTCATGTGCTGATCTGGAAGTCTCAGCTCTGGAAGATACTTCAGTCATAAAGAAGATACTGGGTGAGGACTCTCTGAGAGGTGAGCCAAAGGGGAAGCAAGACATATACTTCAAAAACTATGCAAAGCTGATCTTCAGCACTAATGAGCTCCCTCTGGTCATATCAGAGAAGACAAATGGCTTTTACAGAAGGCTACTGATCCTCAACATGACCAGACAGCCAGAGCACAAGAGAGCTGACTATCTGGAGATCCTGAAGGGTGAGATGGACTATCTGATCTGGCTGTCAGTGAAGGCTCTGGAGCGGATGTATCAGGCTGGTCTGATCACTGAGTCAGCTGGATCAGTGGAAGCTGTACAGTCCCTCAGAAATGACAGTGACACTGTGGAAGCGTGGATCTCTGAAGAGTGCTCCAGAGTGAAGGGAGCTAAGGAAGAGAGAGGGAAGCTCTATCAGAAGTATGTCAGCTACTGTGACTCTACTGATAGGACTTCACTGAGTAGAAACAACTTTTACAGATCACTCAGGATGAAGGACTTCAGAGAAAAAATGAGTATGGGTATCAGATACTTTGAGGGGATCTCTTTAGAAAAAAGTGCTCTAAAAAGTGCTCTGGATGATGATGAAAAGTGCTCTGAATGGACTGAAGTAGATGATCAGATGGATCTCCCCTTCAATTAAGGGCAAGGGGAGACCAGTCTGAGAGCAGAAAAGAGCAGTTATAGAGCAGTTTGAAAATGAAAAGTGCTCTGTGAAAAGCCAGTATTTATAGGCATTAGAGCAGTTAGAGCAGTTAGAGCAGTATCTAAGAGATAAAGAAAAGAAGATACATGAATATATAAAAAAGATGAAATCAGGTGCTCTATGTGCTCTATGTGCTCTGAAAGGTGAGAAGACGATGGATGAATATAGAAAATGGTGGGATCTGTACAAGGTCAGACATGGACTCTTCTGGGGAAGATCAGTCTGGAGATGGGCTGTAGTCCAGTATGAGCAATATCCCTCTGATCCTGATCCAGTAGTAGTCCAGTGCAAATATTTTGAGGGCAAGGATGGAGCTGAGGAATATCTGAAGCTGAAGAAGAGTCAGGAAGGAGAAATCAATAATGATGAGTAAATACAAGATCAAGGAATATGGAAGAGCTTTCAAGGTGTGGGAGCTCAGGGATATAGGTGGCTGGGTCTGGGATGATGTGAAGAGAGTATTCCAGACCAGAGAAGAAGCTGAAGAGTATATCAGGGAGAGAAGGGAAGGTGATAAGCATGACAACTCAAGAGAGTAACTTCCTGAGTCTCTGTAGTGAGATAAGCAAAAAAGAGAAGGTGAAGCTGATCACAGCTCTCAGAAGAATGATGGAGATGGACACTGAGGGGACTTTTTATGGAGTGACAGATCAGCTGACAAGCTCAGGACTACTGGTCAATGATTTTATCAGATTGTTAAAGGAAAGAGGTGAAAAGAAATGACTCCAGCTGAGAAGGCAAAAGAGACCAGAAGGAAACATGAAGAAGCAAGAGCTCAGAAGGCTCAGAATGAGAAGAGGATCTCTGAAGCTATTATCAAGGGCTGTCTGTCAGTTCTGGATGATGAGAGCTCCAGTGTAGATCAGAAGCTGGAAGCGTCAAAGATCCTCAATGAAGTCAGGAAGGGAGTGAGACCATGAAGGAATATCCTGAAGAATATATCACAGCCTTCATGACAAGCTGTAAGAGGGCTGAGATCATGAAGATGGCTGGTATAGGTAAAAACAAATACTACAGCCTGAAGAATGATCCAGATTTTATGAGGATAGTCACAGAGAGAAGGGATGAGCTGATCAGAGAAGCAGTCCTGAAGATGGAGTCCTATCTATCAAAGAATGTGGAGACGCTCCAGAAGCTCATTGATGATCCAGAGACTAAAGGTCAGGTGAAAGTCAATGCTCTGACACTCTTCTCAAATCAGCTGGGTCAGTGGAGAAATAGCACTGAGATACTGGATAGACTTCAGAAGGTAGAGGACGCTCAGAGACAAAATGGGGACGTTTGAGGGGTGATGTGATGAGAATATCAGATTATACCATAGACAAGCGTCTGAGGGCTGTAGAGGGCTCTTTGAGCCACTCTGAGAAGCTCAGGGAAGAGATCCAGAGTATAGATATCAGGGATCATATAGCTGAGGTCTATTATCCAGTTCATGAAGATATCTGTCAGGGAAATCACTTGTTTTTCAATCTCAGAGGTGGGAGAGGAAGTGGGAAGTCTTCCTTCTGTGCTCTGGAGCTGATCCTTCAGATCATGCTGGATGAGACTGGGCTCAGTAATGCTCTGGTAGTCAGGAAGTGGGCTGTCACGCTCAGAGGATCTGTCTTCAGTCAGCTTCAGTGGGCTGTCTCAGAGCTGGGAGTGGGGGACTACTGGAGATCTACTCTCAATCCTCTTCAGCTGGTCTATATCCCCACTGGTCAGGTGATCAGGCTGACTGGGATGGACGATCCACAGAAGCTCAAATCAGTCAAGCCAGTGAGAGGATACTTCAAATATCTATGGTGTGAAGAGTTCAATGAGCTGAGCGGTCAGCCTGAAGTGAGAAATCTTCAGCAGTCAGTCCTGAGAGGTGGAGACAGCTTCTGTGTGATGAGAAGTTTCAATCCACCGATCAGCAAATCAAACTGGGCAAATGAATTTTGTGATAGACCAGATGAGAGATCCCTCAATATTCTGACCAACTATCTCCAGATCCCAGTGAGCTGGCTGGGTCAGACTTTTTATGATGAAGCTGACAGACTGAAAGAGATCAATCCCAGAGCCTATGATCATGAATTTCTGGGGCTGGCTGTGGGCTCAGGAAGTGAGGTCTTTGAAAATCTGGAAGTCAGGGAGATCACTGATCAGGAATACAGTCAGCTGAGCAAGATCTACTCAGGAATTGACTGGGGCTTCAGCTCAGATCCAGCTTGCTTCCTGAGAGTGAGCTATGATCCCAGAAGGGAAGAGATCTGGATCATGGATGAGATCTATGAGACTCACCTGAGCAATAGACAGCTGGCTGAGAAGATCAAAGAGAAGGGATGGGACTCTCTGGGGACTAAGGTCTATAACTCATTTTATGGGGCTGAGTCCTATGAAGAGAGAGCTCTGATCATAGCTGACTCAGCCAGTCCAAAAGACATAGCTGATATGAGGGATCATGGGCTGAAGATCATTCCATGTACTAAGTTCGCTGGCTGTGTGGAGTATCGGATCAGGTGGCTTCAGCATAGAAAAATCATTGTAGATCCCAGAAGGACTCCAAACTGTGCCAGAGAGCTCAGAAACTACCAGTATGACATAGACAAGAGGACTGGAGAGATCCTGAGCTCAGTCCCTGACAAAGACAATCACGCTCTGGACTCCCTATCATACAGCCTTGATAGGGTGATATATAGCAAAAAACATTCAGCATAAATGAAAGAGAGGTCTTTTACCATGAAGAAAAATGAAAACTATGATCCTTATGACAGAAAAGTTATCACTCCCACTATCCCTCAGTGTGTTATCAAGGGAGATCCCAGAGATGAAAAACCAGTGATCATCCATGACAAGGGGACTCTGTGGGAGAAGTATGAAGAAGAGAAGGGAGAGAAGTGAAATGGCATATCTGAAAATTTACTGTGATTATTGCGGTCAGACATGGCAAGTCTACAGAAGATCCATGAATGATGAGCACTCCAGAGAGTGTCCCCACTGTGGGTCAAAGATTGACAGTCAGACATGGAGTAGGCAAGTAGTACCGGCTCTCTGTATGGTCTCAGACGCAAATGGAGAGCTCATGAAGGATCATCTGGGCTATCATGTGCCAGTGTTCACTTTTGATGTAATCTCAGATCACTACTTCAGCAAAAAGAAAATCAAAGCTATCAGAGAAGGGAGATAAAAGAAGATGGTTAGAAAAACAGAAGCGTTTTATGTGAAGGCTAAGCAGTATCAGGATAAGAGGGCTGAGCTGGTCTCTGAGTATGAGAAGAAGCTCCAGAGCCTGAAGAAGTATGAGGGTAGCAAGGGCTATCAGAAGGATCTGGAGAAGCTCCAGAAGGATCATAAGGAAGCTCTGACAGCTCTTCAGGGAGAGTACAGACAGAGCCTTAATACTCTTCTGACTGGGATGGATGAAGCTATCTCCAGAAGGAAGGTCAACGCTCCCACAAATGAACAGCTCAACCTGATCCACCTTCTGAAGATGAAGAAGAAGGTCACAGCTGAAGAGCTGGATAGAGTGGCTGAGATGGTCAAGGACAATGGGATAGCTATGGGAATTATCTCAGAGATAGCTCATGACAATGAGATCAGAGGAAGAAATTATCTGGCTATGTGCAAAGAGATGAGCTCCCAGACAGCTTCTGAGGTGGTCAGTGGGATCAGGAATGGTCTGGAAGACTGGCTTCAGTATGACACTACCAGAGCTGGGAGACTGGCTAACCAGTATTATCATGATAAGTATGGGACTCCAGAAGCTACTCTCAGGAAGAGACCACTCTTTGAGGACATGGATGGATGTTTCAAGGATCTGGCTGGACTGGATCACGCTGGTCTTCAGCTTTTCTCAGAAGCTGTAGATGGGGAGTGAGGTGATCCAGATGATCAGTAGAGACTATCTGGAGAGACTGGAGCTCACTGAGGATCAGATCACTCTTCTCATGGACACTCTGAAGAAAGAGTCCAGATATAGAGAAATACTGGCTCAGGAAAGAGTCTCTCCCACTGTGATAGAGTCCATCCTGAAGACAGTGGATCTGGAGAAGGTGGACTTCTCAAATGAGGATCTGATCAGGGAGCTGGTCAGGGTGGAGTGGTCAGATTTTATCATGAAGAAAAAATGAAAATAGTCAAATCTGGGTTATAGTGAAGCAGTACCAAAAGTGTTGACAGACAGCCCCTTCTCTGGTATATTATAAGTGTAAAATCTGGGTGTAGCCAGAAATGAATAAGAGACCAGAGAAGGGAGTCCAATCATGAAAAAATATGGATATGTGAGAGTAAGTACAATGGAGCAAAACATAGAGAGACAAATCAAGAATATCAAGGCTCAGTATCCTGAAGCTATTATCATTCAGGATGAGTACACTGGGACTAAGATGGACAGACCAGCATGGAGCAAGCTCTACTCTAAGCTGAAGAAGGGTGATCTGGTAGTCTTTGACTCAGTATCCAGAATGAGTAGGGACGCTGAGGAAGGCTTCAAGGTCTATCAGGATCTGTATGAGAGGGGCTGTGATCTGGTCTTCCTGAAAGAGCCCCATATCAATACAGAGAGCTACAGAGAAGCTCTGAAGGGGTCTGTCACAGTGGATGTGAAGTCAGGTGACAAGGATACAGATGATCTGATCAGTGGGATCATGACAGCTCTCAATAAGTTCATGCTGGCTAAGGTCAAAGCTGATAT